AGCGGGGTAGGTCAGGTTAGTGGTGATGCCATCGGCGTTCGTGATCCCGGTCTGCATCAATTAGTGCAAGGCCTGCCAGATCAAGAACAACTAACAGGGCTGCCACACCTACGAATGCAGGGCCGATGATGCTCATGTAGAACAGGGCGCCGCCAAGTAGCAGTGCGTGGATAGCAGTTGAGATAATGAATAGTGCGTACATAGTGTTCTCCTTGATGCCCCCCGAAGGGGGCTGGTTGGGTTGGGTTATCGGTCAGCCTTTGCCATTGCGTCGGCTAGGAATTCGACTCGCTCCTTTGAGTCCATGTAATCCATGAAGCGTTCAGCCTCGAGGACAATCAGTGCGCCCATGTTGCGTGGCTCGTGGTCAGTGCCGGGCTTAGTGCCGATGCCGTGCAGTTCAACTATTCGCATCCACTTATCCCGTAGTACTTCGGTGCGAGCCTCTGCCCTTGTGTGCATCTCTTGCAGCTGAATGAAGCGCAGGCCATCGGTGATCTTGACGAGTGTAGAGTTTTTCATAGCGTGTACCTTTCTAGTTATACGGTTGGGCTCATTCCCAAACCGTGGAGCCATTAAACAACATATAGTGTAGAATGTCAAGCGATGTTCGTAAAACTTATCAGGATATATCAAACGGCATCATCTGATTTCTGACAGATCGACGGACAAAACGCCATATCATTTACCCCACCGTACCCCCACCCCCAACTTGTCAGGTTAGGATTCCACATATACCTTATATATACTAATATACTCAAATAATGTGTCCCATATACGTTTCAATCCCCCGTTATACTTGGTAAATCTTTGTTTTTTCTGGTAAAACAGAGCAAAACGTGGCCGCGCGCCCCCCACCCCCCTCTATATAGGAACACCCCCCGGTGTAAAAATTTAAGTCCCTTGCGAAAAATTATTTTTTCGTGTATAAACTGCGTCAACGGTGAATAACCTGCGGATAATTTGATGACCTTGATGCTTGACCCAGAGATTGGCGTGCCATTCTCGGACAAAGTTCCCTACGTTGACTTGCGAGCGCGAGCTGAAGCTGCCTGCAATACTGCATTGGAGCTTGGCGAGCACGGCTTGGACATCGAACCCGTTGCAGAAGACCGCGATATGGCCGCTAATCTAGCTGTTGCCTACGCAAACGACCCTGAGAAGGCGTCTAAGAAAGTCAACAACAAGCGCGCTGCGACTATCCGCCCTGCGTCTATGATTTTGGCTAACAACGTCCTGCAAGAATTCAGTCACTCCGTTGTGGAGTCGGCTACACAGATACGACACCTCGTTACCAACAAGTTACTCCTCGAAACTGAGAACGCCGACCCACGTATTCGCATCCGAGCACTTGAACTGCTAGGTAAGATAAGTGACGTTGGGCTGTTCGCCGAGAAGTCCGAGGTGACAATTACGCATCAGACGAGCGACGAGATTCGCGAGCGCCTGCGCAGCAAGCTGGAGAAGCTCATCAACCCAGAAGCTGCAGAAGATGCAGTAATAATAGACGACACGCCGATAGACGTGGACGCCGAGCTGGGGCTAGACGGTGAGTAAGTTCCTAGGCTTTTCTGACGAGGACATCCAGCAGCTGCTGGAGAACATAGACTCGTTCAGTCCCGAAGAAGTCGAAGAGATCTCTAAACTCGCTGAAGAACTAGACGAGCGCCGCGAGAATGCGAAAGCGTACGACGACCTGATTGCGTTTGCTAAGCGTATGCAGCCCGACTATAAGGTGGGCAAGCATCACAGAAAGCTAGCTAACATGCTCATGGCTATTGAGCGGGGCGATAAAGACCGTATTTGCGTCAATATACCGCCTCGACACGGTAAATCTCAGCTTGTTTCTATCATGTTTCCTGCGTGGTTTCTAGGCCGTAACCCAGACAAAAAAGTAATGATGGTATCGCACACGACCGATCTCGCAGTAGACTTTGGTCGTAAGGTGCGTAACCTGATTGCCACCGACGCGTTTAAGGGTGTGTTCCCTACGGTAACACTTGCGTCAGATAGTAAGTCGGCCGGTCGCTGGAATACTAACTCCGCGGGTGAGTATTATGCGTGCGGTATCGGTTCGGCACTGGCAGGTCGTGGTGCTGACTTGTTACTCGTCGATGATCCTCACTCGGAGCAAGACGTGATTAACGGTAACTTCGAGGTGTTCGAGAAGGCCTACGAGTGGTTCACATTCGGTGCTCGTACGCGACTCATGCCCGGCGGGCGTGTAGCCATTATTCAGACACGATGGCACATGGACGATCTAACTGGGCGTGTGGTTAACGACATGGCCAAGAATTCTGGTTCGGATCAGTACGAAGTCGTAGAGTTCCCCGCCATACTGGACACCGTAGATAAAGACGGTAAGCCCTCTCAGAAACCGTTGTGGCCGGAGTTCTTCGACCTTGAGGCACTACTGCGTACCAAGGCATCTATGCCGGCGTTCCAGTGGAATGCTCAGTATCAACAGCAACCGACCGCAGAAGAAGCGGCACTCATCAAGCGCGACTGGTGGCAGATGTGGGACAGAGAAGACCCGCCCAGTTGCGAGTACATAATTATGTCACTCGATGCCGCGGCAGAAACACACAACCGTGCTGACTTTACAGCACTCACGACGTGGGGCGTGTTCTTCAACGAAGAGCGTGACGCGTACAACATTATCCTGCTCAACAGTATTAAAGGTAGGTACGAATTCCCAGAACTCAAGGCTATGGCCGTCGAGCAGTACGGTGAGTGGGAGCCAGATGCGTTCATCGTAGAGAAGAAAAGTGCGGGTACTGCGCTCTACCAAGAGATGCGGCGCACAGGGTTGCCTGTTTCAGAGTATACCCCTCACAGGGGTTCTGGTGATAAACTAGCACGGCTTAACTCAGTTGCAGACATTGTGGCATCGGGTTTAGTATGGGTGCCACCTACCAGATGGGCAGAAGAAGTAGTAGAAGAGATCGCCGGGTTTCCTTTTATGAGTCACGATGACTTGGTGGATTCAACAGTTATGGCGCTGATGCGGTTCAGGCAAGGTGGGTTCATACGACTCCCATCCGATGAGCCGGAAGAGCAGCGCTACTTCAAACAACGCAAGAGCGGGTTTTATTAAGAGGAATACCGATGGCTATTGAGAAAGGTTTATACGAAGCTCCCAAAGGGATCGACGAAGAAGCGGAAGACATGATGGAGCTTGAGGAAGGCATGGAGCCGGATCTCGAGATTGAAATCGTTAATCCTGACATGGTAATGCTGGACGACGGCTCTATGGAGATCACACTGATCCCAGACGAGGGCTTAGATGAGTTTACCGCGTTTGATGCTAACCTCGCTGAAGTAATGGGCGAAGGTGCGCTACGTGAGCTGTCTGACGAGATTATCGGGTTGGTCGAAGCGGACATCGAGAGCCGCAAAGACTGGGCCGATACGTTTGTTAAAGGTCTCGACGTGTTGGGCTTCAAATACGAAGAGCGTACTGAACCTTGGGAAGGCGCCTGTGGCGTGTACTCAACTGTCCTAGCAGAAGCTGCCATACGTTTCCAAGCAGAGACAATGAGCGAGACATTCCCCTCGTCTGGCCCTGTTCGCACTAAAGTATTAGGTGAAGAAACTAAAGAGAAGACGGAAGCCGCACAACGCGTGCAGGCTGACATGAACTACGAGCTGACCGAGACAATGGTTGAGTACCGCCCAGAGCATGAGCGGATGCTGTACAGCCTTGGCCTAGCCGGTTCTGCGTTCAAGAAAGTGTATTTTGATCCCAACATAGGCCGCCAAGCTGCCGTATATATCCCAGCTGAAGACGTGATTGTGCCCTACGGCGCAAGCCACATCGAGACAGCAGAACGTGTTACGCACATCATGCGTCGAACCAAGAACGAGCTGCGTAAGTTGCAAGCCGCTGGGTTCTACCGAGACATTGAACTGGACGAGCCACAGCCGTTCCACACCGACATTGAAGAGCGGAAAGCAGAAGAGGGTGGCTACTCTCTTACTGACGACAACCGCTACGCAATTTACGAAGTGCACGCTGATTTGGTTATAGACGGGGTTGATGAATCTGATGATGAGATTGCGAAGCCGTATGTCGTTACCATTGAACGTGGGACTGGTGAGATCCTTTCCGTGCGGCGGAACTGGAACCAAGACGATCCTCTGACGCTTAAACGTCAGCACTTCGTACACTATGCGTACGTACCCGGATTTGGATTCTACGGCTTAGGCCTGATCCACATCATTGGCGGTTACGCCAAAGCAGGTACGTCTATTATACGTCAACTCGTTGATGCAGGCACGCTGGCTAACTTGCCAAGCGGCTTGAAGTCACGTGGACTACGTATTAAAGGCGACGACTCTCCGGCATCACCGGGCGAGTGGAAAGATGTCGATGTACCGTCAGGTAACATCCGCGACAACATCATGCCGCTACCTTATAAAGAACCTAGCCAAACCCTGCTAGCTTTGCTGGACAAAATCACTAACGAAGGCCGTCGTCTTGGCGCCATCAGTGATATGAACATCAGCGACATGTCGGCTAACGCGCCAGTAGGTACCACACTGGCACTGCTCGAGCGTACCCTGAAGCCTATGGCCGCGGTGCAAGCTCGGGTACATTACGCCATGAAGCAGGAGTTTAAGTTACTAAAAGCGATCCTTGCGGAGTACGCTAGCGAAGAGTACATCTACCAGCCACATCGTGGTGAAGTAACAGCTCGTCGCTCAGACTACGCGATGGTTGACGTCATTCCCGTCAGTGACCCGAACAGCTCTACGATGGCACAGCGTGTCGTACAGTACCAAGCGGTGTTACAGATGGCGCAGCAAGCACCTCAGATCTACGACCTGCCTCAGCTACATCGGCAGATGATCGACGTGCTCGGCATCAAGAATGCCGACAAACTAGTCCCAACACGGGACGATGCGAAACCGACCGATCCGGTCAGCGAAAACATGGATGCCCTGACAGGCAAACCAATCCGTGCGTTTATCTACCAAGACCACGATGCCCACATGGCCGCGCATACCGCGTTCATGCAAGATCCTATGATTGCCCAGACTATCGGACAGAACCCACAAGCTCAGCAGATCATGGCCTCGCTACAGGCTCACATGGCTGAACACTTGGCGTTCAAGTACCGCAAGCAGATCGAAGAGAAACTAGGTGCCCCACTACCCGCGCCGGGAGAAGAGTTGCCCGAGCAGATCGAGGTAGAGTTGGCTCGCCTAGTCGCCGACGCAGGCAAGCAGCTTACGCAGCAGCACCAGCAAGAAGCTGCGCAGAAGCAAGCTCAAGCCAAACAGCAAGACCCTGCGTTCCAGCTCCAGCAAGCCGAACTTCAAGTCAAGCAACAAGAAGTTCAGCGCAAAGCCCAGAAAGATGCTGCAGAGATGCAGCTTAGACAGGCCGAGCTACAGCAGAAGGCTAAAGAAGCCCAAGCTGACGCTGTGTTGGAGGCCGAGAAACTCAAGATCGATCAGCAAGAAGTTGACCTCGAAGCAGAGAAGCAGGGAGCCAAGCTCGCAGCGGATCGCCGGCGGGACAGCAGCAAGCTAGATCTCGAGCTGCTTAAAACCATGAAGGACAACAACCCTAGGAGATAATCGTGGCTACTACCGTCTTTGACGTGCTTATGAAAAAGTTTAACGAGGATAAAACCTCAGCATTAGAATTTCTTGCAGCGGGAGGAGCTAAAGACTTCGCCCAATACAAGGAAGTTACAGGCTTAGTTCGAGGTCTCGAAGCCTGTATGTCACACGTAGAAGACCTTTCGCGCAACTATATGGATGATGACGATGACTGATACTCAGAAGACAACTGATGCGGAATGGGAAGCTCAACTTCCTAAACCGGTAGGATATCGACTCTTAGTCGCTCTACCCGAAATCGAAGAAGCCTACGAAGGCTCAGGACTGATCAAGACTGCTGATGCTAAGCAGAAAGAGCAAATCCTGTCGATTATGGGTGCAGTGGTAGATGTCGGCGAGCAAGCCTATGCCGACGAAGACCGATTCCCAACAGGCCCGTGGTGCAAAGTGGGGGACTTCGTAATGTTCCGCATGAACACCGGCACACGGTTTAAGGTTAACGGAAAAGAATTCCGTTTAATGAACGACGATTCCATCGAGGCTGTTATTGCAGATCCCCGTGGAATCACTGGCGCATAAGAGGTGATGTATGCCGTTTCAGAAAGTTGAGTTTGAGTTCCCGGAAGGGGACGCAGAAGACAAGAAAGGTCTCGAGGTCGAGCCTTCCAGTGCAATCGAAGTGGATATTGGCGGTAAGAAAGCCGCAGCTGCTGAGAAAGAAGTTGCAGCTGAGCCAGCTAAAGAGGAAGAAGTCGAGCTAGAAGTAGTTGACGATACCCCTAAAGCTGATCGTGGCCGTAAACCCTCAGATCCACCCGAGGAAGTAACCGACGAAGAGTTAGAAGCGTATTCTGATAAAGTTCAGCAGCGCATCAAGCACTTCAGTAAGGGCTACCACGACGAACGACGTGCTAAAGAAGCAGCCTTGCGCGAACGCCAAGAGCTGGAACGTCTAGCACAGAAACTTGTTGAGGAGAACAAACAGCTCAAGGGCAATATGTCCAAGAGCCAAGAAGCCCTGCTCGAGCAAGCCAAACGAGTTGTCACGTCTGAGTACGAGACTGCCAAAAAAGCCTATCGCGATGCCTACGAGTCTGGTGACCCAGATGCTGTTGTAGAAGCGCAAGAGGCGTTAGCGGCTGTCAGATCTAAGTCAGACAGAATAAATAATTTCAAGTTACCACCTTTACAAGAGGAAGAAACTCCTGTACAACTGGAGGCTGAAACCGCCCAAGATCCTGTCGTAGACACGAAGGCGCAAGATTGGCAAGAGGCGAATCCTTGGTTTAACCAAGACGTCGAAATGACAAGCTACGCGATTGGGTTGCATAACAAGTTGGTGAACGAGGGTGTAGACCCAACCAGCGATGAATACTACGAGCGCATTGACACTCGTATGCGGAAATTGTTCCCCGAAAACTTTGAAGGGGAAACAGAAGAAAAAGTGACTAAGCAGCGATCAAATGTGGTTGCACCCGCTACGCGGAGCACAGCACCTAAGAAAATTAGGTTAACGCAAACACAATTGACACTAGCTAAGCGCTTGGGATTATCTCCCGAACAATACGCCAAACAGGTTGCACTAGATATGAGGAATGGAAATGGCTGAGAACAGACTAAATCGTGAGCTACAAACCCGCGAGAAAACAACCCAGCGCAAGGCATGGCAACGGCCGGAACTCCTGCCCAGCCCTAATCCTGAGCCGGGGTATGAATTTCACTGGGTGCGTGTAAGCACGCAAGGCACTGTTGATGCCATGAACGTGTCCTCAAAACTACGTGAAGGTTGGGAGCCGGTCAAAGCC